GAACTGATCCAAAATATAAAGTTTTATAATCTTTATTTGTTTTTGCTAGTTTTGCTTGCCATGCTTCTGTTATCAAACTAGTAGTATCGGTCAATTGTGCCAAGTCAGTTGGAATATCTGATAATTTTGCAATTGCAATTCCTGAAACGGTCTCACCATCATGGACAACTAATCTGTTAGTTGTAGTATCAAATGTTAATTCGCCTTTTTCGCCAATGAAAGTGGAATGTTCTGTAGTAGTACCGCGTCTAAACTGAACTGTATATGCCATCGTATGTATCTCCAAAAATTCTTTTATATGATTAACACTATTATATAATAGTGTTGTAAATTATGTTGTTATTACTTCCTATTATTTATCAATAGTGACAAACGAAAAAACTGCGAGTAATTACCCGCAGTTCAATTATTATTTTATATAGTTACTATACAATGATATCATCATTATAGTGCAACGTTTCTTCCTACAGGAAGAACTCTCTGACCCATTTGCAATCCATGCGTCTGGCAGTAATACCATAATGGAAATCTAGCAGGAGTAGGATATGTAAATGTTACTTTTGCATCAGCACTTCCCGGTGTTCCGGTAGCAACAACTCCTTGAGTGAATGCTGTCGTTCCCGAATCATCAGTAAATCTAAATGGATGACCAGCGTTTGACTCTTCGCTTACATCAAATATATAAACTGTTCCGGGTGTCATATATACTATGGGATTTGCAGTAAACTCAGTTTCGCCATCAGTTACATTCTTTAAGAAAAATGTAGGAGCATTTGTTCTTGCAGTTCTTCTATATCCACGTGCAGGAGCAACTTGAACTTGATAATTTACAACTGGAGAAGATGAAGTGGTATCTATTGTAGTTCCCTGTTTTGTAAATGTATGATCTCCCAACTTAGCATCTGCATCAGTGAACTCATTCACATCTGTTTTTATGTCACTGTGTGCTGCAATATAATACCCGCCAGGTGTTGTTCCATCATGAACTACCAATCTTTTAAGATCAGTATCTACTGTTATCTCACCTTCAGCGCCAACAAATGTTTTATGCTCAACAGTTGTACCTCGGCGTAATTTAACTCTATATGCTGGCATATATAATCTCCAATATTTATTTTATGAATTGTTATGAATTGCCGCCACGTGCTCTTGCTATTGCACGATTGTCTTTGCGGCGTTGTCCCCAAGATTTAGTATTACTTGTACTAACAGCAACTTTAATGTCACCAAAATCATGGTCTTCAATTATTTGATTATCAGTTATAGAACCCATTGAAGTACTTTCACCAACCGCAGATTTGCCGCCACCAGTTTCATTCTTTCTCCAGCCTACACCAGCATCTTCGTTTACCACATCATCTGACACGCTTCCTCGATCTAAAAAAGATGTTAAGTCAATTGATTTTTTAACCACAACATTTTTCATCTGTGTGATCATTGATTGTGGTACTCTTAAACCTCTATATGATGCCATTCTATATTCTCCAAACTATAATATATCTTGTCGTTTTTTTAGCAAAATTAATACTTCACAAGTATTTATCGTAATATCTGATATCAAAAAAGACGTATTTTAATTATCGTCGTTTAAGTCAAAGTTTGCCATTAAAGCTTCATAAATCTCATCTTCATTTACAGAATACTCAAGTGGGTTATCGCCTCTGCTTGGTTGGATAGATTTTTTTTGTCTAGAAATAGAATTAGCAGTCTTTTTAGAAAAATCATCTAAATCTAATTCATCATTTGCTGGTGCTGCTTGATATTCTGCTGCTGCGTCTAGTCTATGTGGTGCATCATCGCATCCACAACTATCATCACATCCACAGCCATTGTCCATTGGTGTAATTTCAACAGTCTTACCTGCAAGTGTTAACATTCTCATTAATTCTTCTGGATGCTCAGTACTCACGTTTGTTGTAGTAACTGCTTTTCCGTTATTATCAGTCACAGTTAAGTTGTAATGTTTGCTCATTCTTCATCTCCTGATATAACAGATTCACTTGTTTTTTCATCTGTATCCATTTGATCCGGTGCTGCATCTTTTTTAGGATCAATGCTTAGTTCATTCTCAACAGTTACTTCATCTCTTTTACTAAGAGATTTTAGGAAATTATCAATAAATCCTCTGCCGTAATTTTCACCATTATCTGATTTGTCATCATACTCAGAATCTAGAAGTGCTTTTTTATCATCTGTGTCTTCAACTTCTTCAGTTGGTTCCCATCCCTCAGGATGCACAGCGATATGTGACATATTCATTTCTAATAGATCAGATAATTGAACTCGCAAAATATCTGCAGATATAGGATATCCAGTTTTAATTTCTATCTTTGAAACTTTTGTGTTGCTTACATCTTTAGAAAAGAACAATGGATTTTTAGTAATAGGCGTAGTTGATGTACGTGATATAGAAATCAAGTCATACTTACCTAGAAAACGTTCAATACGATTTACATCATCTTCATTCAATTCTGCTGCGAATCTCAAGGTTAAACAACATTCCCTTGTAGACTCTGTTAAATATTCTCTAAAACTTTTCATTGGTCTCTCCAATTTATATTCTTATTTATCAACATTTGAAGAATCTTTAACATTTGCTATTCTTCTTAGTAATTCATTTCTATCTATGACAACTGATCCAGAACCATCAATTTCATTGTCACCAGACTTTTGCTCTTGCTTCTCAATTTGATGTTCAAGTTTTGCTTTCTGCATCTGTAAATTAATCATCTTTAATTTTCTATCAACTTTACTATCTTTTGCTTCCATTGCAGTCTTCAACATAGAGTTTGCAGTTTCCATAAGTTTTGCACCTGCGTGTACTTCAACATTCATCCCCAACTGAAACAACTCTTCAAATGCGCTAAGTGCTTTAGTGTGTATTTCATCCATCTCTCTATCATGTTGATTTAAGTCTTGGACCATCGGAAGTGCTGCATCGATCTTATCAGTTGTGTCAATTGCAGAATTTAACATAGCAGTAAGTTCAGTGGATTGTTCAATTGAAGTCTCACTTTCAGCAACACTGTCAGTTGGTTCGTCTTCTACATTTGGTGCTAAGTTAAATGTTTCTTCTAACTTTTTTGTCATTGCATTATCCTATTTTTTCTTTTTAGGTTTACGTACTTTAGGTTTCTTGGTATTTTGGTATATATCGCCTTCATTCAAAACTCTAAACTTCATGCCTCTTTTCTTAGCCCATGATGTTGCTGCTTCCCATTTAGCATAATTTATTGCGACCTGTGCTTGGTCACCTCTGCCTTTAGCAAACTCTAGTTTGGTCTGTGATGATGGTTTTATTTCTATAAGTTCTGCATGTTTTTTTCCACTTGCATCTATGTATGTTATTACAAAATCTGGAACATAGCCTGTTACTTTTCCTGTAAGTGGATTTTGATATGTTATTTTTATAGGTTCACTAGCCCAAGCAACAATATTTGGATTTTCATCACAAAAATTCATAAACGTATGTTCCCAACTACTTCTAAAAGTAGGTGTCTTGCCACCCGCATATTTTTGGGCATTTTTTATAGGATACTTACCTTGATGAAATTTAGTCATTTAATAATCGCTCTTGCAATATATTTATTCGGATTTTTTTCTGACATTTTACCAGTAACATACCCATATCGCAAAGCATTATTAATAATGAATGATCCTAGATCATTGAGTTTAAAATCAGTTGATACTTGGTCAACTAGATATGAAGCATCAACTCCATATTGTTTAGCAGTTGTTAATATTTCATTTGCAAAAACTTTAGCACGTTCAACAGAAAAACCTTTTTTTACAAGTTTAGCAACGAGTACATCAATATTCATCTAATGCCTCCAGTTTTATTTCTTAAATTTAATATGTTATTCTGGGTGCTTGAACGAGACTTAGAATCAAATTGTACCCCAGGTGCACGTAAATCTTTGTCTGAAAAATCTGAAGTTGGTGCTGAAAATGTTGGTGCAGTTGATACTACAGTAGTACGAGGACCAGTGGTGTTATTACCAAGTCTAGTAGATTTCAATAATGAATCTCTGATAAAATCTCCGCCTACACCAAAACGACTTTGTGAAGTTTCTACTGCAGTTTGTATTCTACCTATTCCAGTATTACCGCCCAGCATTCCCTGCGCGATTGGAGATGTGATATTATCTAAATTAATCGATCTGCCATTCAGAAAAGAAGTTATCAGTTCATTTGATATCAAATTAGCCAAATCAATACCTGTGAACCTATCAGTGCCGCCATTTGCAAGTCTTGCATCTGGGAACCCAGCAACATTAGGATATAATATATCACTAGAGTATGGATTATCAGGAAATCTATTCCTACTGTTTAAAGAATTTGTCATTTCACCAAAATCATTATGCTGTTTTAACGCTGACGCAGGCATTGGTATTGCTGTCGCCATCTCATCAGCAAATAATTTTTGAGCCTCTGCTATTTCTTCTGCAGTAGCATTGGGGTTTGATTTTACATATTGTAATGTGCCGTGTAGTTTTTTAAGTCTACTCAATTGTTCTCTGGCATTGGCGTCGGATGAGACTCCAAAGACAGAATTATCTTTGGCAATTTGATCCAATCCATTAAGATCATTATCAATTTGTCCTAAGTTTTTACCGTCTGCTAATCCAGAAATCATTGATTCTAATCTTTTGTTAGTGTTAACATTAGAAATTAGTTTCATTGCATTAGTAACACTATTGCTTGGATCCAAATCTTCTAAAATAAATTCCAAACCTTGTTTCATCCAATCTGGCATAGTAACATTATTTTGAGGTGTCCCAAATATAACATTCTCAGGTTGTAATTGAAGATCAATTGTTCGCAATGATGAGTCTGAATAATCGCTACCACTGAATGTAATATTAGTCAGAAGAGGATTTATTATTTCTATTTTTTGAATAGATGCAGTATGATTACCAACATCTCCGATATCTATTGATCCACCAGTACCAAATGAAGACCCGGGGCCAGCATATGCAGGAGGCGCTGACGCACCAAATGAACCAAAGAAGTGATAGATAACTATTTTTTTGAAACTTCTATAATATCCCGTATCTTCGGCATTTGATGGAAGACTACGGCCAGATGTTCTGTCTCTAATAGTGCTATCTAAAACACTAGTTTCGGTTCCAAGATTAGCATTTTTAAAAAAATTACTATATAACTCATTTGCAATTGTGAAGCCACTACCGTCAGTCTTATCATATAGACTGACGGCGATCTCAGGAAAATTAACATAAACAGGTAAATGTACTCTTTTACCATATTTGTCAACTGATACTGTTTCAGTTGAAATGGTTATTGGTGAGACTGTTTTGGCGAAAGATGACATACCAGATGATAATCCGGTTACCGTATCTATAAACTCAATAAACCACATATCTCCCATTTTGGGAGCATTTGTGATGTAATCACCAGAAAAACCAAACTTGCTGGTGGCTTGATTACTACCTGCTAGAATGGTTTTATCTGTACGTTCATTTTGTATAGACTTATCCGCCATATTATATTACCTATTATCCAGTCAGACTTGAATCGTTAGTAAAGCCCGGTGAAGGCATCAAATCAGTGTCAGTTAAAATAGCGTTATCATACTGAAGTGTTAAGTTGATTGTAATTGCTTCTGATACTGCATAATCACTTTGTGAATAATCTGTATTTGTTAGGAAACAACCTTCTAGTTGCCACTGTTCAATTGGATTACCATCGTTACCGTTTAGTGTTTCGATAAGTGTCGAGAACTTGTAGTTTGTTCCTGAAAGAGGACCTGTTTGATTTCTGTGGTCTAGTTGTGATTGTACTTGACGACCAACTAGTTTAGTTAGTGAGTTAGCAACATCATCACGTAATGTGATTGTAATTGGTTCCCAAGTGTGCTTTCCCATCATATACATACGAGAGTTGTATGAATCAATAGGGATTGACTCGTGTGAAACTTTGGGACGAGTTACATTCATAACCTGTCTTGTGAAATCTGTTGTGTTCTCTGAAAGACCGCCAAAGCCAGCAACTTGCACTCTAAAACGATAGTTTAATTTAGGTTGTAGAATACCCGTACCTGTTGCTGCGCCGCTATCTGTTGGAACACCGAAATTTTGTAATGTTCTTGCCATAATGATATCTCCTGATATAGTTTTGCGTTATACAAGTATTTATCAGTATTTATTAAAATTAAAGTTATAGTTAATAAAAAACCCGACATTACTGCCGGGTCTCTTAAAATTATTGTTTTTGTTACTATATTATAGTTCTTCGCCTGTATTACGAATACGTAGTGGGATATAGATAAATTCAACTGACTTGACTGGTTGAATTGCAATATCTACCCATAATTCGTTTCTATCAATACGTGCTGGTGTATTATTTGATTCGTCACAAACTACTAAGAAGTCATAAAGTCCTCTATTTGTAACTAGGCCACCACAGAAACGCTCAACTGCATCACGCATATTGTCACGTGTGATTTTGTCATTTTGCTCAAACAAGAAACCTCTTGATAGTTGGTCTAGACTATAACGCATGTGGTTAACTAGTCTTGCTACGTTAATACGATCAAGTGCTGATGCAAATGATTGTTGCGTCTTTTGACCATATACAACTAAACCTGTACCTGGCATATCTGCAATTGGGTTCATACGGTTTGCATACATCACATCACGTTGTCCTTCTGTAAGACGAACACGAACAAATTCATTTTCATTATTTACATAACCAACTTGTGTTGCATTAGTAACAATACCACGTGTCAAACCTGCTGGTGCAAACCATGGAAAAGATACTTGGTCAGAGAAAGCAATAGTACGTAATGCAATTGCTGATGCTGGCATAACAACTTCATTGCCTGATAGATCAGTTGTCAAACCGTGTGGATAATAAACACCCGCATATGCATCTGTTACTGTATTAGTATCTGCCCATGCTTTAATATCTGTTGCAGTACCTTTTAGTGTCATTGGAGTATCACCGATAACAAATGCTATTTCTTTTTTGTCTTTGTTTAGAC